TTTTGATAATACTGTCTGACATCAACCGGGACTTGTTTCATCCTGGATTGTTCTTCAACTTCGTGCCATTCAAAATCAAAATTAGGCTTGACCCAATTTATTTCCTGCGAGCCTTCCGCCACACCTTGAATCTTACGTTTAGCTAACTCTTGCTGTAGTGCCTGTAGTTTGTTAGGAGCACGGGCAATGGCATTGCGAATATCGCCTGCTACTTTTTTTGGAAGTTTAGCAAGTATGTCGTTGACAATCTGTTCGACTTGTGCATTTTGCTGTCCAGGGACTTTGCTTTTCTCAGGTTTAACTTCAGGTTCATCATACTCATCGTCCATATCAGCTTCAGCTTCTAATTTGGCAAGATAAGATTCGTATTCTTCTCTACGAGAGTTCCAACTGTAGGCAAACTGTGTTAGACTATGATCGCCCATCTGTTTGCCTATCTTGAATAATATAGGAGGCAATGATCTGCTGATCTCTGTAAATGTAATACGACTTTCACGATCTTCGCTGGCATCTTTTAAATAGTCGATCAATGGCACAGCATATCTTGGTGCCTGTTTAGACAGTGCATACAAGTCGGCTTGTAGTTTATCAAAGTAGAAGTTATGAAACCATTGAGCACTTTGCCCGGCAGCATTGCGATGAAAGCCTTTCAACGAACCGTTGTTTTCTACCCAACGTTTGGCCATGGCTTTTAGTTTGCCGTATAACTGTGTTATTGGTTCGCCATTGGTAGTAATGCTTTTTAATGTGCTAGGTAATGACGGACCTTCACCTAATGAAATCTCAGCCACAGCCTTTTTGGCTTTCTTAACAGGTTTTTCTGCAGCCATTTGCCCCATACGTGTTTTGGCCTTTTGCATTAGGTCCATGACTTCATCATCGCTGAGTTCTGGACTCATTGCATCACGCCATACTGCAAATTGTTCTTCATCGCTCTTGCTGGGATCTGTTAAAACAGCTCTCATTGGAGTAGCACGTGGTCCTTCTTCGCCTCGGCTAGGATCGTCAGTTTCTTGACGACTAATAACATTTAAACTATCAAAGTTAAACGGAATCTCACCTTTCTTATTAGGTTTACCGTTGTAGGCATTCAAATATTGAAAGGCGGCCTTTTGATCTGCACCAACAACTACCACAGCATTTTTGTAGCCCTGGCCGTTTAAGTTAGTTAATACGCGAGTTAAGTCCGGTAATTCATCTGTGGCTGTTTGAAAGATGTGACCTTTTTCCGGAAACACTTTGCGATATATGGCTAATTTTTCTTCAGGTTGTAGAGGATCATCTGGGCCATAAGTTCTGCTGACCACAAAGTAAGGATCTCCGCCTAACTGTTCTGCGTGTGTAATCACACTGCTGGCCAGCATCATATGTCCTTTGTGTCCCATACCGCGACCCCATCCGACTACTGCGGTGTTGCCCTCGCCAGTTCTATCTATTGCTTCAAACAGTTGACGTAATAACATATTAATCTTTCCTTGGAGCCCATGTGGCTTGATCAATAGCTTTAACGTGTTGACCAGTGACTGGATCTATATATACATATCCTTCAGGCTTGGTTTGTCTAATGCCACTGTGTGTTCCTGCACTGGCTCTTTTGTGCATATCCATCTTGGCTGCACTTAGTTTTTCCACAGCAGTTAATACTGCATCTAAACCTGGATTATTTAAAATTTCTGTTGTTCTTGATTTAGGAATCTTTTTAGCAGCCATTGCACCTTCAGCCCAATCTTTAAACTTTTCTTTAACTCCGGCCACTCGCAGATTTTCGTTGTAGAACTTGTATAGTATATCGCCGAACAAGTTAATAACTTCTTCTTCACCACTTGGTCCAGGTTGCCTACGCTGTAGAAAGTCGTTGATAACTTGTTCATTTTGATCAATGAATGCACTGGCATCATCTAATAAATTACTGTCAACACCTGGAGCATTTTCTACGTATGTAGTGCCTTGCACAATAACGTCTGGAGTTGATAATCCTTCTGCATCAGGATACCGGCCTTCTTCGCCGCCAATGGCTTGATAATACCCAGTGGCAGCAACCATTAACTTAGCACCTCTGATGCGTTTACCTAGGTCACTGTTCTTACCAATATGGAATGTAGTGATGTTGGGAGTAAATTCATACTCGCCAGTTTTAGGACTCATCACAGCCTGTGCAGTTTTGCCGTTGGGCTTTTTACCAGGATAAAACAGTAAGCCGCCTTCTAAGAATCCTGTCTCTGGACTAATCTTTTCAAAGTAACTCCATAAGTCGGCAAGTTGATTTGCATAAGCCTGTCTTTGTTTTTCTTTAGTTGGATCTGGTTTACCTGTGCCTAGGATAAAGTTTTTAATGTCATCTGGATTTGACATCAAAGTAGTCACGCCTTCTCCAGCCTGGGTCTTACCACGCTTGAGATATTCCCAGGCATTTTTAGGTATAAACCTAAATGTGCCGTCCTCATCACGACCCCAATATACCACAGGACTACCGTCCCATTTAAGTTCATTGGCTCCACCAGTGCTAGCCATACCTTGTATAATTCTCACAGCAGCTTTACCACCTTCGGCACCAGCAGGTATGTTCTTTGATGGTATACCTGTAAAGATTAAATCTTCGACGTGTTGATACTTACGACCTACGCCAGCAGATGCTTCGAATAACAGTTCAAAGGCTCTCATGCCAACATCCTTTTCAATCTAACGAACCATTCGTTGGTGCCAACATCTGGTGTAGCTGCTTGCCAACTTGAACTAGCTTTGGCTTTGGCAAATATATCATTGCGTTTAGCATCGTCGGGAATAGCAGCCATGATACTTTCCACACTGCCTAAGTCGGCAGCACTGGCATCACTGCCTAACAGATATTTTGCAATGTCGTCTAATTCGTCTGTGATGAACTCGCCTTTCTTCCCGGCGGCATCACGTTTGTAAAGTCCTTCATCCGGGCTCCACAACAGACCTTGACTGCTGGCCAGGGTGTTCATCATCATTTGTTTGTTAACACCCTTGTAAGGACTTCCTGGGGGAATGTCATGATGATGGAATTTACTTACTCGTTCGGCTTTGTTTACTACTTTAATATCTACTTGATACAAATTATCTTGATATGGCACACAGGTATGCACAGTTACTCCTGCTTTGTGTGTTTTTACTCCAGTTTGTTGTAGCATATTGTCTAATGCTTGTCTGGTAGTCTTGCCATCTTTAGTTTGGAAATAGTCGGCAGCTTGTTGTCCGTCAACCATTACATCCAAGTCTCCGGATTTTTTAGGTATTAGATTTGCACCATTGGGTATGTGTCCCGGTAGATATTTTTCTTTAAACTTATCTAACGGTATGAATTTTTTTTGACGTTCTCTAAATATACCAACTAGTTGGTCGTCTATGTATACGTTTTGTGTGGGATTGGCACTGCTACCAATAACAAAAATTTGTAAACCAGTTTCTTTAATTAGGTCTTCAGTGGCTGACACAAGACCGTCGATTGTAGCAACAGTTTGTTCATAGTCAGTAGTTTCGGGCCATATGTTTCCACCCTCATTTAATATCATCGTAATTGCCTTCTTCGATGTTCTTTAATTCTTCTCTATAAAGATTCTCACAAATTTCTTTAACTAGTTCGTCATCTATACTAGTAGGTAAGTTTTCTTTATCGAATTTGTCTCTATATACATTATACGCATGTTTTACCAATGCTTCAAATGCCTTGGCTGAGAACTTTGTTTTATTTGCTTTGGCTTCTTTTAATCTAACGATAAACGGAAAGTAATATTTTCGATAAAACTCAGGATCATTGTGAATAAAGAATTGAAGGTCCTCGCCCAGATCAAAATCTGGAGCGAATGCTTCTTGGGGGTTGTGACTAAAAATCTCAAAAATTTTCATAAATTTGCACCATCATAAAGACGACTATGCATTATTTATCGATGTTTTAAGATTAGGTTAGTGGTTTAGTAACACAAAATTGACAGTGCCATCGGTGTATGTGATAATACAGCGTAGCCATACAAAATTGCCAGTGAAGTTTTGTAGCACAGCTACGTCGGTATTGATCAAATACTCTAGATCAGTGCTGTCTATGTCAAACCAGTCAGCAGTTACCGGGTCAATAGCCAATGCACCCTGCATTTTAAATGTTCCTATAAATCCAGTGAATTTTAGTTGAACTGTGTGTAGACCGTCACTGCGACCGTAATAACCGTCGCCTTTGAATTTTTCACTGGTAATTGTTACCACTGAACTATCAGATGGGTGACTGTTGCTTGAAACTAATGTGCTGCTTAATATTGGCATAATAACTATTTAGTTGCTTTGATTACTTTATCTATTCGAGCCATTTCACTGCCAATAAACATTCTAACCAGCATCAGTGTCTGCTCATCTTTGACATAAAAATAACTGCCACCCCAACTACGGTCTTTCTGTAGTTGTTTTTTACAGCCTTTAGTCATCTTAACCTTGTTAGAGTTTTCACTCCATTGCACAAAATTTGTAAAATTCTGTCGGGTAGCACCTATGGTCACCTTGAAGCCGTAATCAATTCTTTTAAGTATGATTTCGCCTTGGGTTATGTTTATGTTACTGGGCGGTTCTGCAACATACTTGGTTTTCTTAACATCTAAATTAGCTACAGTAACCACAGTATTATAGTCGTTGCTATAAAAACTCAACAGCGGATGTTCGATCCTTAAATGAAAATCAGTAGTGTTCTTAAAAACATTAAGCAAATTTAAACAATAATGGTAGTCTGATTCACTTTTAACTTGCAACCACTGATTTTTTTGTAGGCCGCCCTTGTTCCAGTCATCGAGCATTTCCTGGGCATAGTCTAGATTTTTACCTCTAAACCAATGCCCACCAGGACACACTACAACTGCTTTATATTTGAATTGATTTTCAAACAGTCGTTGGCTGTGTTTAATTTTGACTAGAGGATTGATCTTGCTCATTGTATTCTAATCGAGGAACTTTTGGCTTAACTAGCAATGCAATGTTATCATTATCTACACCAATAGTAAGTATACCACCATTCTTTAGATCACCGAACAACATCAACTTAGCCAACGGACGTTTGATTTCTTTATCAATAATACGTTGTAACGGTCTTGCACCCATCTTGCTATCGAACCCTTTCTTAATCAATAGATCAATAGCATCATCTTTAAGTTTAATCTTAATGCCCTTGTCTCTAATTTGATCTTTAAGTTCAACCATAAATTTACCAACAATTTTAATCATTGTTTCTTTACTGAGTTTAGCAAACGTAATGATTCCATCTAATCGATTACGGAACTCTGGAGCAAAGAATTTCTTAAGTTCTTTGTCTTCATACTCTCGTTCTTGGTTACCAAATCCAATTTGATTCTTTTCGTTGGCCTGTGCGCCAGCATTAGTGGTTAGAATCAGCACAATGTTGCGACAATCTGCTTTCTTACCATTTGATCCAGTGATAAATCCGTTATCCATCATTTGTAGCAAAATAGTTGACACATCTGGGTGTGACTTTTCTACTTCGTCAAATAGTAACACAGCGTTGGGACATTCTTGAATCTGTGTAATCAACAAGCCGGCATTTTCTTCAAAGCCAACATAACCCGGAGGACTACCGATCAACTTACTGATGCTGTGCTTCTCTTGGTATTCACTCATATCAAAACGTAACAGTTTGGTGCCTAAGTGTTTGGCCAATGCTTTGGCTGTTTCTGTTTTACCGCAACCAGTTGGACCCATGAATACAAAACTACCAACAGGCTTATTCTCACTCTTAAGTCCTGCACGAGCAACAAGAATTTTATCCACTACTTCTTCAAGTGCAGTTTCTTGGCCGTATACTTCGCTTTGCAAATTACCCATCAAGTTTCCTAGATTCTCACTTTCAGTTTCCATGATAACTTCAGCTGGCATCTGCACCATCTTACTGAGTTCGAATTGAATCTCGGATTCTCCAATAACCCTGTCGCCTGCTAACTTGATATTAAAGCGTGAGCAAGCACAGTCGATTAGGTCAATGGCCTTATCTGGCAATTTCTTATCTGCTTGATACTTAACACTTAACTTAACAGCCGCATGTAGTGCATCGTCTTTGATTTTAACACTGTGAAATTGTTCGTAGTATTTCTTAATGCCTTTGAGAATCTGCAGAGTCACTTCTTCGGTTGGCTCTTCGACTGTAATACGTTGGAATCGACGCATCAATGCACGATCCTTTTCAAAGTGCTTGCGATATTCTTCCCAGGTAGTTGATGCAACTACTTTAATGTTACCCTTGCTCAGTGCAGGTTTCATCATGTTGGCAAGATCGTTAGCACCGTTGCTTGCTGAACCGGCACCACTGATCATGTGCGCTTCGTCGATGAATAACACAGTCTTGCCTTTCTTTGTCAATGCGGCCAGCACTAATTTAAAACGTTCTTCAAAGTCACCGCGATACTTACTACCGGCAAGCATGGCACTAATGTCTAAATTATAAACTGTGTAATCTTTAAGGAAATCTGGAACAGCTCCTTTGACAATGTTAAATGCTAGACCTTCTGCAATGGCAGTTTTACCTACACCAGGGTCACCTACTAGGATCACATTGTTTTTGCTACGACGACCAAGTGCCAGCGCAATATTTTCTAATTCGTCAATACGACCAATAACTGGATCAATCTTGTTTTTATTAACGGCTTCGTTAAGGTTAGTGGTAAATGCTTTCAATGCTTTGGTGCTTTGTGTTTCGGTTTCTTCGTCAGGTGCTTCGAGTTCGTTGTTCAAGTAATCTGCAAACTTGTCTTTTTCAATGTTAGCTTGCTGGATGTAATAGAACGCATACGACTTCTTCTCGCTCATAATGGCAAGAAATACATCAGTGCATTCAATCTTTTGACGACCGTTAAACAAGACCTGTGTAAACGCACGGTTTAAAACACGTTCAACTGCCTGTGTCTTCTTAGGTTTAGTAACACCAGTTTCAATGATAATTTCTGTAAGTTTAGTTTTAAGGTAATGTTCTAAATTTTTACGGATATAATCAGCGTCGGCACCGAATCCTGTAATACATTTGCTGAACGAATCTTCGCACAACATAGCAAAGCATAGATGCTCTAACGTGATGTATTCGTGATTTAATTTTTTAGCAACATCAATGGCTTTGTCAAAAACCATTTGTAGTTCTGTGCTAGGTTCTACCATTATATTTCCTTTTATTTAGATGGATGATTCATTTCGTTT